CATATAAGTTACTCCATGAAGGTACACTTGCCTTAGCACGTGCTGAACAGGCTGGCATTCGTGTAGATATGGAGTACATTGAGAAGAAGAAAGAGTTCTTGTCAAGAAAGATTGCTAGGTTGGAAGAACAGTTCATGCAATCTAACTTCTGTAAGCATTGGTTTCACTCTATGAAAAGAGTAAACATCAATTCTAATGCTCAGTTAGCCTACTTCTTATATGACATTAAAAAATTAAAGCCAGCCTATCTAACTTCTTCAGGACAGGGAGCTACTGATGAGGAGGCCTTAAAGCAGTTAAAAATACCTGAACTTGAAGAACTGTTGGAGATAAGAAAGCTAAAAAAAGTACGTGATACATATTTAGATGCCTTTGCCAGAGAACAAGTAGATGGATATCTTCATCCTTCTTTTAACCTAAATTTGGTGAAGACATTTAGATCAAGCTCGGAAGGTCCAAACTTCCAAAACATTCCAAAGCGAGACGAGGAGTCAATGAACATTGTACGTCGTGCTTTGTATCCACGTCCAGGGCATCAATTACTTGAAGCGGATTTCTCGGGATTGGAGGTAGGTATAGCCTGCTGTTACCATAAAGATCCAAACATGATAAAGTATATAGAGACTGATCCTGGAGCTCTACACACTGACATGGCTAAGCAAATCTACATGATTGACAACCTTGACAGATCTATTCCTTCACATGACGTATTGAGGTATGCAGCAAAGAATGGTTTTGTATTTCCAGAATTCTACGGGGATTACTTTAAGAACTGTGCTGAGAGCTTGGCTACATGGGTAAAGCTGCCCACAGGGACGTGGTCTAGAGAGGAAGGTATATTGTTACCCACAGGCCCAATCGGGGCACATTTCGCTGGAAAAGGGATAAAATCCTTAACCGCCTTTACTAAACATATAGAACGTATTGAACAGGACTTTTGGAGGAACAGATTTCCATACTATGCAGCATGGAAGGAGTCTTGGTGGAAGCTATATCAAAAATATGGTTATGTAGACTTAAAGACAGGGTTTCGTTGTAGTGGTATCATGGGGAAGAACGACTGCTTAAATTATCCTGTACAAGGAGCAGCCTTTCATTGTTTACTTTGGAGTTTTATACAGGTAGACAAAATCTCCCAGGAAGAAGGATGGGACAGTAGATTGATAGGGCAGATACATGACTCGATGATTTTAGACGTCAATCCTTCTGAACTCAATCATGTCAAGAAAGTAATTAAGAAAATAACCTGTGTTGACTTGCCTAAAGTATGGCAATGGATTTGTGTACCACTTCAGATAGATATAGAAACCTACCCGGTTGATTGTTCATGGGTTGAGAAGGAAGATATAAAATGAAATTCGTATAACATATAGTAATTACAACAAATGAATCTCCACATCAAATATCGTCCCAGGACGTTAAATCAATTCTACGGTAACAGTCAAACCGTTTCTGTATTGTCAGGTCTGTTAGAAGATCCTGAGAACTTTCCACATTCCATATTGTTTTATGGAGATACAGGTTGTGGTAAAACCACACTTGGCAGGATTGTGGCAAATTCTTTAGGGTGTAAAGGTACAGACTTCAGAGAAATAAACTCAGCTGACTTCCGAGGAATTGATACCATACGTGACATCATCAAGCAAAGTCAATTCTTACCTCTTGAGGGAGACATAAGAGTTTGGTTAATCGATGAGGCCCACAAAATGACAGGGGATGCTCAAAACGCCTTGTTAAAAATATTGGAAGAACCTCCAAGTCATGTCTACTTTATCTTGTGTACTACGGAGCCTCAGAAATTGCTTGCTACAGTTAAAGGTAGGTGTAATCAAATGAAAGTCTCTCCTTTGACAAAGGCAGAACTTCAAGACCTGTTGGAGAAGGTGGTACACAAAGAAAAGGAGGAGGTGTCTGAAGAGATATATCAACAGATAATTGAAACCTCCTTGTGTCGTCCAAGAGATGCCTTACAAATACTTGAGCAGGTTCTAACGGTAGCTCAGGAAGAGCGTTTGGAAGTCTCCAAGAGAAGTGCTGAAATACAGGCAGACATTATGGAATTGTGTCGTGCCTTATTGAAAGGAGAAACGTGGGATTCTGTCAAGAGAATAGTGACAGGACTAAAAGAAGGTGAGGTAGATGCTGAAGGAATAAGACGTACTGTATTAGGATATATGCAGTCTGTACTTTTGAAGAGCAGGAATGATAAGGCTGCATTTATTGTAGAACAATTTTGGGAACCTACCTATGATGTAGGATTTCCATATATCACTTATGCTTGTTATTCAATTATTAACCTAAAAAGATAAAGCAATGTACAAAGAAATTGAAAAATTTAAGGTTATTGGTACAATACCAGCTGAAATGGAGATTAATGGACAAATCGTTAAAGTTGATTTGGATAGATATGATGCTCCACTTGGAGAGATTATTTGTGATCTTATAAGACTTGAAAGAAAACCTTTCTGGAAAAGAAAATCTTATGATTCACATCTAAAAGAATTGTATTTGAAATTCCTAAATAAAATAACATTAACACAAGGATTTTAATATGACACAGAAAGACTTAGAACTAATTTACAAAGGGGAGACCGGAAACTGCCCAAAAGCTTCTATTGATTTGGAAGATTTAAGTTATTCCGACGAAGATGGAAATAAGGTGATTCGGGTAAGGGAGCTTACCTTAGAATATGAAACCTTACTTGAATACCTGCGTTGGCTGGAAGACAGACTTATTAATCTATACAATGCATGAACTACGAAGCAGACATAAGAATAGATGAAACCGCTCTTGATTTAGAGTGGTTAGAACAGGCTTCCTTAATGTTGAAATATACAAGGGAGCAGGCAGACACTATGAAAGAGGAAGAGCTTGCCAAGGAAAGATTAGACTTGGTAAAGGCAGAACTTGACAAAGATATAAGATACAATCCTGCCTCCTTTGGTATTGTCAAGGTGACGGAAGGAGCTATACAGGCAGCAATCCTAAGTCATAACAAATACCAAAGGGCAAGCAAAGAACTGATTGATGCTCGATATAATAATTTAGTGGCTAAAGGAGCAGTCCGTGCCTTTGAACAGAGGAAAGACTCCTTGGAGAATTTGGTAAAACTACATGGACAGCAGTATTTTGCAGGTCCCAAGGTTCCACTTGATATTACAAGAGAATGGGAAAAGAAGAAGAAACAGGAGAGAGCAGATAGATCAGTTGGTAAAATGACACGTCAAAAATGAGTATAGAATTAATACTTAAAATATTGATAGGTTCTTGTATTGGAGCCGTGGTTCTATTCCTCATCATTTGGGGAGCAAGTGAAATTCAAATTAGAGTATGGATTAATCGTGTTGAGAAATTTTTATTAAATAAGTCTAATGAAGTAAAATCAAAAGAAAATGAAGAAAAAAAGTAATTGGGGAGGTAAGGTGACCCAGGATGCCCACAGGCAGCAGAAGTCAGGTAATGCGTATGGTTATCTAAACCTTACAAGAGATGTAAATATGTTTTCACCTGAGCCAGGTAGTAGAGTTAAACTTGACTTTCTACCTTATGAAGTAACAGATCCAAAACACCCTGATCTAAATCCTGATGCTGAAATAGCTGTCAAGGGTTCGCTCTGGTACAAAAGACCTTTTTCTACACACAGGAATATTGGTGTAAAGAATGAGTCAGTTATATGTCTTGCCTCGGTAGGTAAGAAATGTCCAATCTGTGAGTACAGGCAGAAGAGAATAAAGGCAGGAGCAGACAGTGAAGAAACTGATGCATTAAAACCTTCAAGAAGAAATCTATATGTGGTTGTTCCTCTTGATAGTAAAAAGCATGAAGTTAAACCTCACGTTTTTGACATTAGTCAATACTTGTTCCAGGAATTGCTAAACGAAGAACTGGCAGAGGATGATGAGAATGGTATATTTCCTTCCCTTGAAGAAGGACTAACCTTAAAGATTCGTTTTGACAGTAAAACCATTGGAAATAGTCAACCCTTCGCTGAGGCATCCAGGATTGACTTTATAGAAAGGGATGATCAATATGAAGAAAAGATACTTGATGAGGTTCCTAATCTTGATGAAATCCTTAATGTATTATCTTATGAAGAGCTTCAGGCCAAACTTCTTGAGGTCGATAATGAGGAAACAGGGGGGAAATTGAAAGATGAAGAAGAGGAAGAGGATGATGACAAGCCTACAAGATCTTCTTCTAGAACTCGAGGTACCCGTGATAAAGAGGAGGAAGAGGATGATGATAAACCTGTAAGGCGTACAATTACCTCAACCCAGAGATCTTCCCGGAAAGACGAGGAAACAGAAGAAAATGAGGAGAAACCTTCCCGTACAAGAAGTTCTTCTAAAAGAGAGGAACCAAAGGAAGATGAGTGTCCAAGCGGTCACGTCTTTGGCAGAGACTTTGAAAAGGAAAAATATAAGAAAGATTGTGAGACTTGTGAAAAGTGGGACGACTGTTATGATGCAAATAAACAGAGATAAATATGTCAGCACTAATCACTACCAAAAGGACAGACAGGTTATTGGGGGTATTCGTACCCCCATATATCCATGAATATATGGCCTTGTACTGTTTGGCAAAAGGTGGAACGAAGTCAAGATTGGTAAGAGCATTGGTTGAACCTTGGATTGACAAAACTCGTAGAAGTCATCCTGATGAAGAATTGATTGAGGAGATAGTAGAATCAATTAAAATAAAGTGGAGGATAGAAAAGTCTACCACTTACAATCCTTCATATAAAAAGTTTAAGGAGACAGTTGAACAAGAATTAATATCTAAAGGTATTAAACCTGTGTATATTATGAAGATCATAAATCAGATGGAATGATGGAAAGAACAAAAGGTATAAGCATTCAAAGGACGAAGACAAATGAAAAACCTCTTAGTACACAAAGAAAGGAATATGCCGAAAAGCCTGTCTTACCAAGGGAGGAACTTGACGGTCATTTCCCCGGCCTGGGAAACATCAGTACAGGGTCTACCCTGCTTGATTTGGCTATATCGGGAGGAAGAGTCAGGGGAGGTGGGTTGCCTGGTGGAGTCCTTGTTGAAATATTCGGACCAAGTGGAAGTGGTAAAACAGTCTTTCTGTCAGAGATTGCTGGAGACATTCAGAGGAAAGGTGGGGATGTAATGTTCAAAGATCCTGAAGCAAGACTCAATCCTCAGTTTGCTAAAATGTTTGGGTTGGAGTTGAAGGAAGGAAATTATTCTCAACCTGATACCGTTACAGAAGTATTTAAAGAGGTACGAAGATGGGAACCTGAGAATGAGAAAGTTATAAATGGAATAATGGCAGACAGCCTTGCTGCACTTTCTACAGATACAGAACTTGAAAAGGAGGAAGGTGACAAGATGGGAATGCGACGTGCCAAGGAATTCTCTGAAGAACTGAGAAAGACTTGCCGTATATTAAAACAACAGAATTATCTCATGGTTTGTTCCAACCAGGTTCGTATTAACATGGATGCAGGACCTTACGGACAAAGGTACACCACTCCAGGAGGTGAGGCAGTAGCATTCTACTCCAGTCTTCGTCTAAGAACAAAAATCAAAGACAAGATTAAAAAGGAGAAAAAGTTCCATGGCAAAGACGTTGTTCGTGTTGTAGGTGTAGATATTGAAGTGGAAGTCTTTAAGAACTCTATCTGGAAGCCAAGTCGTATAGCTCCTGTGTCAATTGTGTTTGACTACGGAGTAGATGACATAAGGCAGAATCTGCAGTTTCTAAAAACGTATTCAGGCAAATCCATTTACGTCATGGGGGAAGAACCTCTTGGTAGGAGTCTGGAAGATGCTATTGCTAAGATAGAAGAGGAAGAAAGACAGGAAGAATTAAGACAAGAAGTCATACTACTTTGGAACAGGATTGAAAGTCATTTTGACAGTAAACGTAAATCTAAAAG